ATGTTGGCTATGTCAGATGGCGGTGGAGATTTTCTTAGCGCCCAAGCAAAACTAAGTGGCGAAAATGCAAGGATTGCTGCTGAAATTATTGGCCCTAGAAAAATTAAGAAATACACATCTACGCGCATGGTTAATGGCAAGGAAATGTCAGAGATAAATTTATTTAAGGCTTGGAAAGACGGCCATATTAAAGATACATTTCCGTTCCAAGAGATCCCTACTGCGTGGTCTGACACTCCAAAAGCAAATGAATATGCGGCCTACGAAGACATGGCTAACCGTGTATCAGCTAAGTACGACATGACCCCTGCACAGTTTCAAGCAAGCCTGTGGATGGGAGCTGGAGACATCACTGGCTTGGCAGACGAAAGCCAAGGTACGTTTATGGAGCTGTTTAGGCGTAGCCTAGACAAGAGAGCTGGTGAGCGCGGATTAACTCGCAAAGAAATGCTAAACGATTTTATTAAAAACAAGGCTGTATTATCGGTTCCACTTGCTATTGGTGGTGCAGGAACTTACGGCGCCCTACCACCTGACAATCAACAACTTCCAGAAGGATAATTATAATGGCTAAACCCGGATTATATTCAAATATCGCTGCAAAGAAAAAGCGCATAGCTGCTGGGTCTGGCGAGAAAATGCGTAAGGTTGGTCAAAAAGGCGCGCCGGCCAAAGGTGCGTTTAAAGCTGCGGCTAAGACCGCAAAGAAACCAAAGAAGAGGAGAGCATAATGGGTATTTTAAATAACGAACACGATGATTTTGAAGACCAATGGGAAGAAGATGCCATAGAGCAATCAATCGAAGATGCTGCAATAGAAGCAGACATGAAGCGTCAAGACGCTGAAATTGAAATGGAGCATCATAATGGCTGCTGGTGTTAAGCATTACTTTAAGAACGGCAAAGAGCATACGGGCGCCACTCACAAGGACGCCAAGGGCAAGGTCATGTCTGGCGCGCGTCACACGGCCTCCAGCAAGTTTCTGGTCCACATGAAAGATCTGTCGGATACTGCAAAAAAAGTAGCTAGGAAAAAAGCATGAAAAAGATGAGCAAGGGTCAAAAAAACATTGCCAAGCAGGCCAAGCCTACAAACAAGATAACTGGCGCTGACTTTAAAAAGCTGAAGAAGAAGAAAACCAAAAAGTAATGGGTATTTTTGGCTCACTAGATAACTTAGGCAAAGCTGCACAGTCTTTGGGCCGTGATATGTTTGGCCTTGAGATCAAGTCTAACTCTAAAATTGCCAATATTGCAAAAGAATCCGGCGTGACACTAGATACTCTGGAAACAGCTCCCCTAGAGACTCTGAGCGACATTCTGAATACCGCTGCGCGCCAAAGGCTATTAGACCCCCGCTTTGCTAATAGCATCAATATACAGATCGCCAAGGACGCGCAGGCAGCTATGCCTGCAATGCCCACGCTGAAGATAGATAACCCCGGCGGCGATTGGCTAGAAAGCAAGTTGCGATATGCTCAAGCTGCCCGTGATGATGCAGAGCCAAATACCTATCGCTCAACCTTGGGAACTGGCGAAGGTGTTACAGGTTATTTCACAGAAAGATTGCGCCTTGATCCAACAACGCTTGCAAACGTGGCGGGATCTGTCGGCGAAGAAAGGTATCGTCCAGATGCAAACAAAATGCGTAGGTTGCGTCAATCTATTGCAGAAACTGGCTATGAGGAATCTCCAATTCTTATTCATGTGCGTGAAGATGGCGTACCGTTTGTGGTCGAGGGCAACCACAGAATTATTGAGGGCATTGAGAGTGGCAGGCCAACCATACCTGTGGAGATAAATTACCTCAGAGGCGCAGAAGATGTAGATGGGCCACTTAGCCCAGAATCTTTAGGAGTACCAAGGTAATGGCAACGTACAAAGGTAAGAGCGTAAAGCTAAACAAGCCACGCCGCATATCCAAGGGCGAAACTTCTTACGGCAAGAAGAAGTCTGTGGTATATGTGACGGACGGCGATAAGATTAAGCGCGTGACCTTTGGAGATCCCAAGATGTCTATCAAAAAAACCCAGAAGGGTCGAAGATCTAACTTTAGGGCGCGCCACAACTGTGATAACCCCGGCCCCAAGACTAAGGCACGATACTGGTCGTGTAAGGCGTGGTAGATGGTTAGAGGAACAATATTATGCCGATAGCTAGTGGAGAAACATATGCTGCCTTCTTAGAAGAGCAGAACCGCAGGCGGCGGCAAGCTCCACTAACGCCCGTTGCAGATCCTGTTGGATATGTTGCGCCAGAGGTAAACCAAACAGAACAACCATTTAGCAATTTTGGCTATGACGTGGCAGGCGATTATTTAAGTTCTGGTTTGAGCAGTTTAAAAAAAGCGTTTACGGGACAGGGCGTAGCCACAATGCTCCCAGAGATGGCATTCTACCCCGGTGGACCTACAGGCTTAGAAAAAGTCTACGGTGGCGTTGCTGACACTACCCTTGGGCTGTTTAGCACTATTGTAGCTGGTCTTGGAGGCGTTGCTGGATTTGTGGCTGAACAAGTTCCGTTTCAAAACGAAGAAAAAGAAGATCGACTGTCTAGAGATTTACTTGGCGGCATTGAGTTTGGGGAGCAATTTTTAGCTCCATATTTAGGTGTTCCACTTAGGCTCTCAAAAATAGCAAGGCTAGGTCAGCAAGGCAAAAATTTACCTTCAATGGATTTAAGATTGCAGGACGGACCTGAGTTTGATGCCTCGCTTGAAGAGTTTGCAGCCGCAGAGAGGCAACGAAACTTTGCACAGCAACCGCTATTACTTGAAGACCTTACAGATGATATTGATACCTTTGAGAGAGCAAGACAAGAGCGTTTTCAGCGAGATGTAGATATGCATGACGTAAGTTTTGCAGAGGAGCAACAAGTAAGACGTGATGCATTAAATGTAGGCCCAGATGGGCAACCATTATCGGAAGAACAAATATTATATATTACAAGAGACATTCCAGAGATTGATCCTAACGAAATCCCTGCGCCACCTGACTTTGTGTCAATCGAGGATCTTGAGGATCTGAGGATTGATCCCACACAGCCAATGAACATTGTAAATACAACGCCAGAGCCATCATTTTCAATGGAAGAGCTAGAAGCTAGAATGAGTGGTGCTTTTGCAAATAATGCTGCTCAAGGTGAAGCGCCAATGAATATTGACGCAATTTTAAACCCTACTGCTGCTGAACAACTTGAAGAAGGTTTTATCCCAGTTCAACAAAACCCAGATGATGATATAACTGACATAGTTGATTATGAAATGGTTCCAGAAGATGATATGCAAGAGCGTATTCAGGCCGTAATTGCTGGTCTTGATGATGACTCTGACTTTATTTCAATTGAGGATGCTCTTCAAGATCTGCCAGATCCCTATGGTATATTAGACGATACAGCAGAAGCTGCTGATGAAGTCTCCCGTGCTGCTGAAAATGTCCGTATTCAAGAAGCCATAGCTTTAGCTCCAATCACAAGCGTTGATGACGCAGTTAACACTGAGCAGTTGCGTGAGCTTTACGCAAAGTACAATTTACCAATTCCTACGACAGAAGCAGAACAACGTGCGGCAAATATTATAATAGAATCAAATAACAAAAAAAGTGCTGAAAGTAGCACTGTCCGTCTATCAGACGGGACAGGTATGTATTCTGGATACACGCCCCCAGAAGATTTTAGGTACGGCGCAGACCTTGATTACCTAAAGGCACACGCGCCTGCTGATGTGTACAACAAGCAAGGCCCGACCATGCTTGAGGCTAAACTCATAGAACAGCAAGAGGGCAGGCTAGGCGCGCTACCACCGATTAACAGCGGCAATGATGGGCCACGCATTGCGCCTGAGTTCTACAGTGCGGCAGTGCAGGCGGCTAAAAACCTTGAATCCATGGGTAATATAAAAAGTGCAAGCTATTCAGAGCTAAAGAGATTAATGTTAAAAATGAAGGGCGTCAAAATCAAAGAACTTGAATGGTCAGGCGCTGACGAAGCATTTCAAGGCCGCAAAGATGTAACCCCACAAGAACTTCTTGAATACCTTGAAGACAACACAAACTTGATAGAAGCCAAAACTGCTCAAGGTGGGCCTGATAATAGTGGAAACATTCGTGTACTAGAGGATCGTTACGTTGAACGTGTATCAGAAGAAAGACTTCAAAAACAAAAAGAACTTTTTATAAATGATTGGGAAGATGATTTACCAGACATTGACAAAATTTCTGATTTAAAAAATCTGCCTTTAGTTTTAGACGAACTTGCAGAACAAGTTGATGGCGTTAACAATGGACAAGAGTTAGCCGAAAAATATCCTGACGGTTATATTTTACAAAAAGAAGGAAACTCACTTGTACCAAATGGTGTCACACTTGTATTTGATAACGCAAAAAAAGCGGCAGAATATCAATGGAACGAACAAGTAGACGGCTACCGCGAAATGTTTGATGAAGACGCTGCAAATGAACTTGATAACGCCGCTATGCAAGGTCAAGATGTATATAATTCATTGATTTTCCCAGACGGAAATATCCCAACTTGGGCAGTAGGTAAGGGAGGTGATCTAGAATACGCCTCATTCTTCCCACAGGGCGGCACTAATATGAGGGAAACCACATATCAATTTAGAGATCCAACAGGAAAGTTGGAAGACGATTATTTTCAAGAAATGCATTTTTCTGGAAGCGATAGAGAGAGCAATCTTGTAGCCCATGCTCGTACTGCTGAGTTTCCTGTGCAGGGAGGTGGCACTGCGTACCACGTTGGTGAAGCTCAATCAGATATGCAGCAAGGCATTCGCAGGGATGGAACAACCCCAAGAACTCGTTTACAAGAAGTTGCTGCTGTAGAAGTAACTGATTTACAAGACAACATTAGAATGGCAACCACTACATCTGAACTTAGCTTAAATAAAGCTATTTTTGCTAATGATGTTGGGCTTGGCAGTACAGATCTAAGGGCGCAATATCCAGAAGATCTTGAAACTTATAAAACAATTATTGCTAATTTTAAAAATAAATATCTTGGCACACAATTTTCTTCAAGTGATATAGATCCTCAACATACTTTTCAAAAAGAAACTAGGGTAGGTAAACCTGATGAAAAAATTACAAGTCAAGAAGAGCTTCAGAATAATCTATACAATTTTGCTTATTACATAATAGATAATAAAAACACTGTTCCAACCGAATATGTTACTTGGGCAAAAAATCAAATAGTTGACGTTAATCAAAGAATAAATAAATTAAAAGATAGGCTTGATAAAAACTTAGAGATATATGGTGATGTAGATTTAAGCAACTATCAAAGTGGCGCGCCGTTTGTCGAAAGCACAGATGCGTGGGTTGATATGGTTCTTAGGCGCCAACTGGCAGACGCTATTGAGAGTGGGGCAGATTACATAACCCTTCCAAACCCAGAAATGGTAAAGCAATACACGCAAGGTGATCTTGAGGGTCATAGACAGTTTTATGGCAATATAGCGCCAAAGAACTTGTTAAATATTGCTAAGTCAGCAGATCCAACTGCTGAACTGTTTCCAGTAAATATTCAAACAGACGCAGGATTGGAAGACACTATTGCGTTGCCACTGACGCCAAATCTCATACAGTCACTACGCAAGAAAGGCTTACCAAATTATATGTTGCCATTTACAGTTGGTGGAGCCGCCAGCTATGGAACACTTGGATCTATAACTAAAGACGAAACGACAGGAGGCGCGATATAATGGCTAGAGCCGCAATTAAAAAGGTAGCGCAGGCAGAAATAAGGGCGGCTAAGAGCTTCCTAGAGCGGCGTGGATTAAAGTCAGATGATATCTCGCCACGCAAATTTGCTATGGCTGCAAAAGAGCTGGACAAGGGCTTTGCTGAAACGCTCAAGATCCTAGCCCGTGAATTATCAGCGGGGAATGTATAAATGAACCGCGCAAGTTTTGGAAAATTAATGACAGGAGGAAGTAAGATGAAGTACGGAAAAAAGAAGGCTGTTAAAAAGATTAAAAAGCCAGTAAAGAAAAAGGGTACTAAGAAAGGATACTAAATGTCAGATGAAAAAAAGGATGTGACTGTTCACGTCACTGGCGTATCCATGTCAGGAGGCGTTAAAAATGACAGTAAGCGATCTGTTACAACAGATCAGAGAAAATCTGAACAAGAAAAGGCTAGAGATAGCTGAGAGTTTGGTCGATGGTCGGGTGTCCGACTTTAGCTCATACCAAAAGAACGTAGGGATTGCAGAAGGCTTAATGCAAGCGTCTGAAATTATCCGCGAAACGATTAAAAATATAAATGAAGAGGATGTATGACGTGTCTCATCAACATGATAAAACCTATACCGATGAAGAAACCAATGCCACAATTGGTTCAGACCAATTACCAATACCATTAAATTGGAAAGTTTTAGTCCAGCCTAATCAGGTTAAGGCAAAAACGTCAGGCGGCATATATCTGCCAGAATCATCTAAAGACAATGAAGAATACCTAACAGCCCACGGCACGGTTTGCCGTTTGGGCGACTTGGCATATCGGGACAGGGACACTGGCGAACGCTGGCGGTCTGAAACTCGTCCCAAAGGTGGAGATCGCGTAACCTATGGAAAATACGCTGGTCAAAAAATTGTTGTAAAGGGCGTTAAGTTCCTTCTGCTGAACGATGATGAAATAACATCGATCTTGCCAGACGGAGTTGAAGTCGCAGCATACATAGGGTGATTTAAATGGCAGATAATGAAATCTTAGAAGAAATCGAGGCCGAAATTAAAAAGGCCAAGGGTGACGTGGAGGACTTCGAAATAGAAGTTGTCGATGATCCCGTTCAGGAGGCTAAAGAAGAAGCCAAGGATGTTGTCGAAGAGCAGGGCGACGATTATGGGCCAAAAGTGCAAAAGCGCATTCAAAAGCTCGTAAGCCAGCGCAGAGAAGCTGAAATCCAAGCTAAGAACATTCAGGAGCAAAATGCACAGCTCCAGAAACGTCTAGAACGCTTGGAGCAGGGATCTCAAAAGTCTGCTGAAGAAAATTTTAATCAGCGTTACAGCCAAACCAAGGCGGCTCTTACAAAAGCTGTTGAGGAGGGCGATACAGAGGCGCAGGTTAACTTCCAAGAGCAGATGGCCGACATGAGAGCGGCCATGCGTATTGCAGAAATGCAAAAGCAACAGCAGCAACAGCAACGTGCCGTATCCCCAACAGTGGGTCGTGCACAGCAAGCTGCACAAAACCCCGCGCCACCAAAGGCAATGTCTTGGTGGCAACAAAACAACTGGTTCAACGCCGCTGGCTTTGAGCGAGAGACTGCCGCAGCCCGTGCGATTGATGTCCAACTTGACTTAGAAGGTTTCGACAAAAATTCGGACGATTATTACGACCACTTAAACAGCCGTTTACAAAAAGTCTTTCCTGAGTTAGGATCTGGAGCAAGTCCAAGTAAACCGCGAACAAAAAGTAGACCACCAGTCGCCCCTACTACAGGCGGTTCGTCAAGTTACAAGGGCAGCAATAGAGTTAGAATGTCGCAAGAACAACTCAGAATGGCTAGAGAACTTGGTATCAATGATGCAAATGGTCTTAAAAAATATGAAGCCGAAATTCGGCGTCAGCAAAAGGAAGCCAACTAATGACTGAGTCAAGAAATGTTCGTGCGAGTGAAACTCGCGATTCTGTGCGTGATGAGGAAGCTCGTCGTGAAGCCGCATGGAAACCACCAGCACTTTTGGATGCACCCGAAGCACGTCCCGGTCATGTCCAACGGTGGGTTGCCACATCTATTCAAGGCAGGGATACTCCTGACAACGTGTACAAACGTATGCGTGAAGGATGGGAACCAAGAAAATCTGAAACTGTGAAAAGTAAGTTGTTTCCGACTATCAATCACGGGCAGTGGGAAGGTTGTGTAGGTATCGAAGGAATGTTGCTTTGTGAAATGCCAGAAGAGCGGCATAGATCAATGAAGACATACTATTCCACTAAGAATAGTGAGCAAAATGAATCGGTATCTGGTGATCTTGACGCTTTAGGACGCCGTAATGGACTACCAATCCAACAGGAGAGGAAGTCTGAAACAAGTCGCGGTAGAAATCTTTCTGCCATGAGCGATTAACTTTAACGCTATAGGAGCGAAAAAATGGCAAATGTTGATGCTGCTTTTGGGTTTGTCCCAGTTCGCCAGATGAGTGGTAATGCGCCCCGTGCTAACAAGTACACTATTGCTAGTGGTCTTGCAGAGAACATCTTTAAAGGTGATCTTGTAATTCTGATTAGTACTGGTTTGCTTACTCCGCACACCGCAACAGAAACCAATAACATTGGTGTCTTTGCAGGGGTATCATATACCGCGTCAGATGGTTCTTACGTCTACAGTGAATACTGGCCTACGGGTACAGTGGCCACAGACATCATAGCTTATGTCTATGACGATCCACAGACTATTTTCAAAGTACAAAGTGCAGGTTCTCCTGCTCAGACCAATATCGGCAATTGCGCTGATGTTGTTGCTGGCGCTGGCTCTACTTTAACAGGTCAGTCAGGCTTTGAAACTAGTGGTACAATGGCTGCGGGTATTGCTACCTGTAAGATCGTTGCGCTTTACGATGCACCAGATAATGCTTTTGGTGCGAACGCTATCATGGAAGTGCTTATAAATGAGCATCTCCTTGGTAACAATGTTGCTGGTATCTAAGGAGGGTATGAACAATGGCTATGAATAGAGCAAGTTTTGCTAAAATGCTTGAGCCGGGTCTGAATACTCTTTTCGGACTCGAATATGACAGTTACCCTGCCGAATACGAAGCAGTGTTTGAATCGAATACCTCTCAGAAGGCATTCGAGGAGGACGTGCTTCTTGCCGGCTTCGGTTCTGCTCCAACTAAAAACGAAGGTGCATCTGTATCGTATGATGACGCTGGCCAGCAA